ACCCTCGGAAATCTGAGATTCGTATATTTCCTGTAGTTTTTTAACTTCCTCTGTATCATTCGTAAAATATCCCATTTCTATTTCCTCCTACCAGTTCTTCTCCAATGTAAAATTTGCCCTTGAAAATTCAAGCCTGTCAACCAGTTTCAATATGTTACCAGACTTGTCAATAACACAGAAACCTTCCGGCTTTGTGACATTGTATCCATCACCACTACGGATGAATGTTCCGATGTTACTGATTTCCCCGAATTTCCTTACAAAAATATTTTTCAGGCGGATGAAAATCAGGTAAAGATACAGTAATCCCATTATTTCTCTCTTATATTTATGAAGAAAATGATGAGCAGAATCTATCATTTCCATTCTTCTTTTCTTGGCCTCTGGTGATTTCACCTGCTCAGCCTGTTCTTCATACCTTCTTTTTATGAAGAACATAAAATCTTCATAATAGGAAGTGATCGAGCGTAATGCTTGGGCGTTCTTGATGTTCTCATTGTGGAATATCCTGAACAGTTCATAAAGACCGAAGCTCTTCATTTTCTTGAAGATATCTTCCTTGACATATTTGGAAACCCTTTCCGCCTCCGAAATCAGTTCATTGACTTTATCCACTTCCGACCTTGAGAAATTTACCGTACCACTTTCATCCCTGAAGTAGGCATCCTGCACCCACACATCAGCGTCATTGAAATGGTCTGATACATCTATATTGAATTTGGCCGAAAGAGTATCGAGAGTTTTTCCTGTATATTCAGTATGAATGACGATGCCCATTTTCGCCCTTTTGATTTTCTGTGCCAAGTCACTATCACTTGGAACGGCATAGGTAATCGTATTTGGCGTGAATGTAATATACTTCACACCGTTTATGCTCTCCATTTTCTTGTCATCCGTAAAGAGAAGGTCACCTTGATATATCGTGTTTACTCCGAGATCTGATAGATATTTGAGGGATGTTTTCAACTTAGCTACAAGTCCTGGCGCATGACCGAAATGCTCATTTACATCGGCATCCGTGTAGGCCAATTTTGGTGTCTTGTTGAAGAGGGCTTTTGTGCTAACAAAAAATTTCTTGTTCTCCGGATTGATACCAAAGAAAACAGCTGGCGCACCATCCCATTTGACTGTGATGGTCGCCCTATTTTTCGAATCTCCGGAAAGCGTGTCGCGAATTAGCTCAGCCAACTCGATGTTCTTTTTTATACCGTCCACACCGTTGTTGAACATATTGTCCTCAAAATGTTCCATATGGCGGTTGATATCCTCATTGATGAGTTCCTGTATGGTGTATGTCCTTTCTTCCTTGAACAGCTGACCCCTGACATTTCCAGGCCTTCCAACTGTTGCCTTGAGGAGCTTGCGAAACTTCTCAAACCATTCCTCATTATCCAATCCTTTTGCCACATTCCTTTTATATTCCTTGAAATCATTATTCCCAATAGCTTTTCTTGCCTTGGACGCAGAAATATCCTCCTCGGTTCTTTTTATTTCATCGAAGATGACATTATAATCCACTCCCCGAAACTGTACTTTATATCCGTCAATCCTGTCAGAACCGGCAATAATTGCAATTCCATTCCCAGTTTCGATATTTTCCTGTTCAATGATGTCAGGAATATAGCCGTGGGATGACAATATCGGTTGCGCCTTCGGGTTCGTTATTCTGATGATCGATCTTCTCTGATTGTATGTGAGGAAATTCTTGGCAAGTTTTGAGGATTTCTCACCCTCGATGATAAAAATATACACCCTCGAATATCTCTTCAAGGCATCTTCAATAATTTTTTGGTGGGCTTTCGTAGGTGGTGACATTCTACCTATGAAAATTCCCACCGCTTTTGATTTCTGTTCCGTAAGGAATGTGGAAAATTTCATCAGCTGTGAACCCAAAATCCTCTTTTCTGCAATCCGGCCACTATCTGCTGGAAGAGCTTATATCTGTCATTCGGATTGCTCTCCATCTTACTTACCATATGGGAAATATCGCTGTAGAAAATATCTCCGGCAATAGTCTTTCCCCCCTTTTCCATCGGGTGTGCCCGTGTTCTGGCAATCTTGTTTACCAAGATTTCTACATCTTGAGGTTTCGTTTTGAATTCTTTCAAATATTTTTGAAGTCTCATTTATTCAACCTCTTGTTTATCTTCTGCCTCATTGCTTCCAAGTTTGTAATATTATCTACCTTCGTAATCAGGTCATTGGCCACTTTTATGAGAAGTTTCAAATTACTTTGAACTTCAGGTATATAATCCAAATTCATTTCGTACATCATCCCTGAAGCGCTTGACCAATTACTTTGAATTTCATCGAAGGCATCCTGTAAATCATCCAATACATTTTCTATCTCATCTTCCAGCTTATCAATTCTCTTATCAAGGTCTTTTAGCTTCGGGTCGCGGGCCGCGGCCTCTCGCAAATATTCCCCAATTTTCTTCTCTATACTCATCTCTTCATTCCCTCCAAATCTCTGGCAAGCGTGCTTCTCTCATCCTTCGCCGCATAGTCCATATTATAATTCATCTGCTTGATTATTTCCTTTGGTATACCAAGTTCCTCTCCCTTCTTGGTATTCACATCTTTCTTTATTCTTACATATCTGTCAAAATTCTTGAGAGCTTCTGCTGGATTGTCTTTATATGCCTCAAAAATCTTTTTCCTCTGAAGCTCAAGATCTTGAATGGATGTCTTGATGAGATGCTTACCTCCCTCAAGCCAGTCCTCATCTTTTTTTGTTCCCTTGAAGATTTTGGATATCATTTCTATTGCTTTCATTATAAACTCAAACTCCCCGATTTGGCAAGATATACGGTCATTGCCCATACTTGGGCCCTTTTATCTTCCGGAACATCTCTCAAATCTCCTGTATATTTTAATTCCTGGCTTACATATTTTTTAATTATTGGCTCCTCATTAGGGCTCTTGTCAAGTATCTTTATATATTCTGCCCATAGTTTATTATCGACATCCCCCAGTATAGACGATAATCTCTTCGCATCATCAATATTTTTTGCGGAGGCTATCTTGAACATAAACTTTGTCAGATCCCACAGCCCGGCGGCCTCCATCAAATTCATCGGTTCTTTTATATAGAGATATTTTTCAATAAGTCTATCTTCTTTTTTCATACATTTGTCCTCTGTATTACTTTTTCATTCGGAGATTTTCCCCAATATGGATTTTCTTTCGCTTTCTCAATCAGATCATCTGGTGGCTCTTCATTGAGAAGTTGCGGGTGAAAGAGTATTCTATATTGTGGTCTTTTCTTCTCATCAAAATACGCAACAAGGGCAGACCAGCTGTTGATTTCCTGTATCACTACACCTTTCAACATAACCTTCTTGTTGATTTGTGCCCTTCCTACAACATAATCTCCGCTTTCAAGTTTCATTTCTTTTTCCCCGTCCTTGTTAAAGCGTCCAAATCTTCTTCCCTGATTTTTCCAAGGATGAAATAAAGATATTTTTTCTCATCATCGTCCAGGCGTCTTTCAACCGCCCTTTTTATGTTATAAGATAGCATTGAATAATCCGCCCACGCGCCCTGTTTTTGAGTATATTTTTCAGCATATTTTTTGAGAAGGCCTTGAAATGTCTCATCCGCCCTCAATTTTTCCACAATCTCCTCCCCCCTTTTACTGTAAAAATAATTCTGGACTTTGACTTTTATCCTTTGATAAATATCTTGCGCCTCTCTTGAAATGGCGAGACCGAGCAGTCCTCCCATTACTATTGATAGTAGATATACGAAAGTTGGGTCTGCCTGTTCCGTCAAGTAATTTTTAAGCCTCATTTCTTTATTTTCTCCACCGCCTGTTTTATTTTTGAGATTTTTGCCACATCTTCGGAAAACCAGATGAGCCTGTCAAATAGTGGCTGTTCGTTATCATATCCACCATTCTCTCGTTCCCTTATCCAATCCCAAAATTCGTTTTCTTCATCAGCAATAGTCACCAAGGCATTGAATGATAATCTTTTCAGGTTCTTTTCGAAGTTGTCATAAACCATTTGAATATCATCTTCGGCATCATCCAGTAGCTTTTTGATTTCTTCCCATTCAGGTTGCTTTTGATATGTCCACTCTTTCAAGTATTTTTCAAGCTTCTTATCTATTTGCATCGTAATCTCTCCTCAATTTCATCAGATCTTTTCTGATGCTCCGAATTGTATCTTCTATACTTTTACGAGAAAATCCGGCGCCAAGGGATTTCATATTATCTTCTATATCATCAAGAAGTTTTGGTAACCTTTTCTCACACCATTTTTTATAATATAGGAGCAATTCTTCGTGATATTCGGGATCAATATTTTCAGTCAAATACTTTTCGATTTTATCATCTATTCTTTTCATTTGACATACCATCCATATTTTTTCTTGATGAATTTGGCGTGCTCATCCATCTCACTTACGAGCTCACTTACCAGATCCTCTGATATATATTGTAGAAGCTGATCTTGAACAAAAACAATAAGCTTTGCATAAAAGGTTTGGAAACATCTTTTCTGCCCAACCGGATCATCTTTGTATATTTCCATACAAGTATTCTCAGCATATTCATCCATTGCATTCAATGTTTTTGAAACAGTTTCTTTGAAAGCCTCCTCAGCTCTTTTCTGTGCAGCCTTGAGTTGTCCTCTCAATGGATTAAACCTGCTATCAATTGCCTCAGAAATATTTTCGTTCAAATATCTATCAATCTTCTCGTCAATCGTTTTCATTTCAATACTCCTCATAATTTGGGCAAATTCCCTGTGGGTCTACATCCAATCCCGCGTGGATTGGAATGGGAATATCATATTCTTTAGCAATAATACTCATATTTTGTTCATTTCTACAAGTCATTTCAAGATAATAGTCACAGGTTCCACAACATTTTTGTTTCGTCATTTTATACCCAATGGCTTTCAGATCGAGTTTTGAAAGATCAATTCTTCCCTTTGGAGAATGATATATTGTGGCGTCTGTCAGATACATATCAATCTTCTCTTCAATCGTTTTCATTATACTTTCTCCTGTAGTAACCTTATTAACTTCTCCAAGACATACTGTGCCTTATAGGGCATATCCGATACGACACCGTGGGTCTTATTATTGATATCAATAGCAACACTTCTTGCTAGTTCTTTTGCAATCTTGTCAAGTTCTGGATAGTGGCCAAAAAGAGTTTTCTGGATTTGCTTGTCAGCACTTCTCAATGCTGCCAAATCTTCCTTGTATCCCTCTTTCAATGAAGGGAAAACACGCTCTTTATTTTTGGGATGCCACATAGAATGACCGTGACAATATCCCCCATCTCCTCTGGCTCCACCCCTTGTCCTTGTTCTCGCCCTTATCATCTTCTTACCACAAACAGGACATACCTCGTTTTGCTCACCGATATATTTCTGGATTACTTTGTCTATCATTTTTTATCAATACCCATAGATTTTCGTATCAATATCGTCGTAACTATCAATTGTATTGGATTGCTCCTCAATCCAAGTATTATCACCGTATGCAGAAATGGGTTTACTTGTGACTGCGATATCCTCCGCACTCTCACTCTGCTCAGAATATCTGAATGGCCTCAAAATCAGAACCCATATCATTTTCTTGAGCTGGAATGCTTTATCATCATCATCAACGTGGCAAACTTCGAAAGCACGGTCAGCCATCTGATACCAGGCAATATGAACAGCATCACCAATTTTGGGATTTACTGTCTTGCTCACATCCCTTCTCCAAGTATTCATCGGGATATGTGCTGTAATGACATCACCACCGACCATTCCGAAAGATGACCACAAATTCGGCTCGTCTGCCACTTCGTAAATTATTCGTGTCGTTTTCGGATCCTCATATGCCGTGCTCGTATGTTCACCATATAATGTGTCATATTCAATAGCATTTGACCGGATGTAATAATTTATCTGGACACCGGCAATGTCTGTATATTCCATAATCAGGCTTTCCGCGAGCATATGCTCTTGATTGCCCTCTATGTCATATAAATTCCATTGAGGTTTCTGTATACCAGTTCTATTGGATTTGTTCATTTATTTACCCGATATATATTCCGTACCCTTCCCACGCTTCTTCTGACCGTAGTTGTTCTTCCAATTTATCCATTTCTGTTTGTGCCTCAGAAAGCAAAGTATCACCGTCAAGAGAAAGTCCTGTCTGACCTATACTTGTGAAATTTGCAAATTTTGATCTTATCCTTCCCAATGTTTGTTTACAAAGCGCGGTTGAATAGTCAAATACCCACATATTGTCATACAAATCATCTTCCGTTCCTTCCAGTACATAAGCCCTCACAAGGATAAAGCCGGGAGAGTCTATCCAAACATCATTATAATATACTGTGCCACCTGATGGTGGTGGGGGTTGTATTTCAAGTATGTTTGAATGTCTATGATATGTAAAGTTGTAAGAATCGAAAACATATCGTCTTATAGTGTCAAGGAAATCTCTTGCTATGTGGTAAGACACCAATGTATATCCAGAACCCCCACCTCTCATCAGTAACATATCGTACATACCCGCATTATACAGGTAATTTTCAACTGTGAAAAGTGTATGAATTGAGCCCGTGGTTTTTGTATCATATGAAAGAACTTCTGTAACATCTCCTGGCAGTTCATATTCTGTGACCCCGGCTGACAGAGCTACGGTAAAATATCTTTCAATAACACCCTGTCCTACTGCCCATTTGATAAATCTTTGGCGAGCATAGTCTATATGGTCTGATATCTGGGCATCGTCCAGTTCCACCTTTATTACAGGATAACCGAGTCTCCTTTTTATTTTTTCTATCAATTCAGATTTTTTGATTGGTCTATATGGTTTCAGAGGCATTTTATTCTCCAGCTTCTATTTTATCTTCAATATCCTTCTTCATAGCCACCAGTATTTCTATGGCATCATCAATAAAAGTAAATGCCATTTTATCATTATAATTCAGATATGATCCTTCAAGTGCCCTCAACATATCCATTATTCTATGAATATCAACTGGCACCTTTGCTAACGGATGTCTACTCCCAATGTCATCCTTCAATAATTTACTCATCTTGTTTCTATCCATTCATCCTGTACTGCATCCCAAAAGGGTTCAACCATTGGATTACCTATTTTCTGATGGGGTGTGACATATTTTGCCACCAATTCTTGATATTTATCCTTGAAAAATTTATCAACTGTTCTGGATGGTATTCCCCATGCGCCTTCTGCGGCATCGCTTGCCTCGTCAAGTTCCTTTACTACATCGGCAACTGCTTTTCTGTAAATCTTGTCTATTTTTTCCTGTGCAATCATCACTTGATCCTCTGCCCGTTCAATTGCATCATCCATAATATTATCAATTGTATTATAAATTACTTGCCATTCGGCTCTTGCCCTTCTGGCTTCCATATCGGCCTCTTTCAGATACTTTGTAATTTTCTTATCCACGCTCATTTTTCCTCCAACAATTCCTTGATTTCTTCCAGAAGTTCTATCGTATTTTCGACAATTTGCTGGGTCAAAACAATGTTACCTCTTCCAAACGCCCTGTCTGCATTGACTACGCCCTGCATAACCTGCACAAGTTTTGGTGGTATGTTATTATATCTGGACATTTCATTTCCCCCGAAAGACACTATAATTCTCTATTATTTATATTTTATTCAAGTAATTTTCCAGTATTGGTAAGCCAGCTCCAATCCTCTGCAACGGGTTCAATATCACTCAAAACGCCCCAAACATCGTCCTCTATCTCTGTCTTTTTTATCTCGAAAGATTCTTCCAGCATATCCAATGAAGTGAAATAACAGGCCCAGTACAGGGATGTAATAAGGTCATCTGGCATATCTTTCCCGAAAAACTTACCTTCTTTCTCTATAAATGTGGATATCTGGTCAATTGTGTCATAGTCAACCAAAGATAAACTACCATCTTCCACCAGTTTCTTCATCAGAATGACAGCCTTTGGCTTTGTTCTCCTATCCGCTCTTATTCCCAAATCCTTCATCTTTGCACCGGAATTGACAAGGCCAGGGTTTTCGTACTCCCACCATAGCCTTGAAACAACTGTAGAGCCCTCAGCATTGTTCTCCGCCATAACAAAAGCCGAGTTGTAATATATCGCCGTCCTATTTACAATGTCAGCAAATGTATAAACATCAATATAATTATCATTGAACACGGCGACCTGCTCAAGTTTGATTGGCTTGACTTGGACTATTTTCAATACTTGCATCGTGGAATAGTTTTCACCAGTACCCTTTGCAGTATCCACTCCGATGACATATGTTGCCTTTTCTATCGGTTTTTCATATATTTTCAACTTTCCATTTGACTGTTCGAGAACCGGCTGTACACATTTATCATACAATCCCTCGATAACATCGGAATCAATAACTGTATTGGTGGAACCGAGAAATTCAACATCATATTCCTGAGCAAATTTCTGTTTGCCCAGATTTTTTCTCTGGTCACTTGCCCATTTCTTGTCTCTGCCCGGAACATCTCTCCAAGTTGACCTGATGGGAATAAATGTATTCTCCTGTCTTTCGGCCTGTGTGTAAAGCCTGTGATAGAGATTGAACATACCATTTGGTGTGGAAATAATTACAACTCTCGATTCTGTCGAGGCCGCGATGGTGGGCAAGTTGGATGCCCAGAACTCTTCTGCCTTATGCTTCTGAACAAAGGCAAACTCATCGAGTATCAGTAGGTTGATGGTTCTACCACGGAAAGAATCCGGAGATGTGGCTGCCACCATAATTTTTGAGCCGTTATCAAAGTTTACGAATGTTTTGGAATATTCCTGTACGCCGGGCTTCATCCAGACCGGAAGCTCCTCGTACATTATTTTCAATCGGGAAAGAATATCAATAGCTGATATCTGTTTATTGGACGCGATGCCAATAGTCTTATCCTCATTGAACGCGGCATACCAGAGAGCATAAGCACACACAGTAGTCGTTTTACCACTCTGTCTGCTCCAAAGACCAATGACAAATCTCTCATCCTGTAATATTCTCAATATTTTTTTCTGATAAGGATAGGGCTCGAAATTGATTCTCCCCCTGTCTGGATGTACGATTTTTATATATTTCAAGAATTGCCATATATCTTGGGAACATTTTGACAGCTCGACAACCTCTTCGGGAGAATAAGAATACTCTTGAAGAGGCCTCTTTACAAAATCATCGTATCTGACTGGCACGCAAGAAAACCCCCATAAAACATACTTTCATATGTATTTATGGGGGCGAAACAATAAAAAGGGGAAACTGTTATAAAATCGGAGCTAAGTCCGTCATATCAAAGTGAAAAGCCTGAAATGGGTTCTCAAAGTCCATAGAACCGGAAGAAGGCTGAGTTTCAGAACCGTCCTCTGTATAAAACAATTCCTTGTCTTTACCAGTTTTCTTATCCTTTGTACAAGTTTTCAATGTCGCGGGCCTTCCCCACAGGTAATAAATATGTTTCAATGTTTCCTGTGTATATTTCTTATTGAGGGGAATACCGTTATATCTGTGAACAAGCTGGAGATGGCCGTCCTTATCAAGATTTCCATTTACAATCTCAATTTTTGGAATACCACTATTCGCGAAACTATTGATAATCAATTGTCTGACTTGTTCCGCTGTATGGCTTGTCCTCACATAGTCAATTGAGGCCACGGTTTCCTGTATCTGGTAAATATAAAGGTCAAGTCTATCAATCAAATCGACTGTGAGAAAATCTTGCATAAAGAACCAATCGGTATAGCTCCTCATAACCTCAAACATTTTCTCCCGGCCTCTCATTTCCTTTGTATCCCAACTCTCCTTGGTTTTGACATCGGTACAATTCTCGTAATCCGTACCATATCTGCCCTTGTTCCATCTCTCTTCAATTTCCTTCCACATTTCGGAACCAATCAAGTATGGGTTCATTCCCATCTTGTTTGTGGCTTTTACCAAGGAATTGCTGTAGTTATACTGTCCGTGTTCTTCAGCAGTAAGTAATTTTTCATCAAAAAGACGGTTCATAAAGATGTCGTGCCAATATGCCGCCCATCCTTCGTTCATATATTTTGTCTTGGAATATGGCCAGAAATATTGTCCTTCCATTCTCAAGATTTCCAGAATGTCTTTCTGCCAATCTTCCAGTATACGGGAATTGTCGATAATGAACCTCAATATATCTTCCGTGGGTTCTATCGGTGTAGTAGCCAATATTTTTCTCCACACACGGTTATTATAAACCTCACAGTCCTCGACTTTTCGTTCTTTTGTATCAATAAGAATATCACCGTAGGCGGCTTTGGAAGGAAGTTTCTTTTTCTTTATTTGCTCAAAGACCCTTCTCTTTCTCTCCATCTCCGTTTCAGTCTCAAATGGAGAAGAGTGCCATTGGAGTGCGTGTCCGGCATCCTCTGTTCTTTCCACCTCGTCCAGACCGTATATTCTTTCATAGTCATTGAACCTCTTCTGGGCGGCGGCCAACACTTCAACAATGTCCTCACGGGAGTTTCTGTACCACTTGCTTTCCGTAAAGAAATTGACATGCGCATAGACGTGCGCCATAACCAGAACTTGAACAGACAAAGTATTGGAGTTCATCAAGAAGGCTCTGGATGGATTATCGTGAACAACCAGCTCAAGAGGAAGGTTCGGGTCTGCCGTGTCGAATACAGTTTTCAGTCTTTCATAATCCCTACCGTATTTCCAGTTGGAAATATTTGTGGGGGCCCTATACGCCAAAATCTCCATCATTTTCTGTGGAGGCACCACATCAAACTCAACCGGAAGGCATTTCATTCCATACTCTTCAACGAGCTGTTTGATCCTATCTTCAATTTTTATCAATCTCTGAAGGTCACTCTTTTTCATTATTTTTTATCCTTCTTTTTCTCAAATAGCATATGTTTGAGCGCTGGATATATGTGCTCTTTCCCCTTTATAATACAGGCCAGAAAGTGCTTTTCATCGTCCTTATAGAAATTGGTTCCGGCCTCTGTTTCAATCTTGAAATTGAAAGTGTTGGTATACTTCTCCATCAAATTCCCGTGTGGTGCGTGAAAATATCCTTGAGAAGAAATATGAATTTCACAGTATCCCAGCATATTGATTTTCTTCTCAAGAAGTGCCTTGGTGGATTGCATTGTAGCATCGGGGTCAAAATCCTCACCATCGGAAACATATACTACATATACATTCCATTGGTCAAGAGGATATTCCCTTTCAACCAATTCCTTCGCAAGGTCAAAAGCCGTGTGACAATAGGTTCCCCCACTCTCACCTTTTTTGAAGAAAGTCTCTTCATCTACCAGAGAGGCCATTGTATGATGAGCAATAAATCTTATTTGAACGTGATTGTAGGATTTCTTCAAGAACTCGACCATCCAGAACAACATTGAACGAGCAAGATATTTTTTCTCGGGCGTCATCGAACCGGAAGTATCCATCATAGCAACAACAACCGCATTACTATGAATTTCAAATTCTTGATCCATTTGCTTGAACCTCAAATCCTCATCTTCAATAAAGAGGGATTGGACATCAGCATCAGGATTGACCTTATTGTTTTTTACGAGTTCAATAGCAATTACCAAGTCACCATAGGCTGTCGCAAGAGCCTTGTAAGCTGTTTCCTCATCACAGGATGTCGCCTCCATAATTTCGGCGGCATAAATTGCCATCCTTTTTATGGATTCTTTGATTGTTCTTCTCTTGTGTATTCGGGGATGAATGCCCACTTTGGAAATAGTTTCAAATTTCCATCCTGAAGGAACAAGTAACTCCGCCTTGGTTTTTTCTTCAATATATGGAAGCCCCAAATCTTCAAACATAATGTTGATAAGATAATCTATATCAACTTCTGTTTCCATATAATCTTCACCACGAACATTACCGGCCTTTTCGCCGTTTTTTCCCTTCTTCGGCCTGCGGCCTATAATATCTCCCGCCTTACCTTTTCCCTGACCAACACCACCAGAAGTTCCGGTACTACCATAAACGAAGCGATAATCCCTCAATCCCTTGACGGGAACACGCACAGTTTTACCGTGCTTTTGAGTAATTATAGATTCCTCGGCAATAATATCTTTTATATTTTTTCTGATTGTATCTTCGATTTTCTCGCGGTGCCGGGCGGCATCTTTCCTACCTTTCGAAGATAAATCCCAATTTTCATGCGAAATAATAGCCATATTGAAACCCCTTTTTATTATGTGGCGGTGGCAGAGAAATCTGCCACCGCCATCTCCCGAAGCATCTCACACCGATTTGGAGGAGATATTACTCTTCCTTGCGAAGGATTTCTCCCACGAAGGAAAGAAGAATGTTAGCACACTCTGGACAGTATCCGCGGTTGGTAAGATTTTTGACGGCGGACTTTCTCTTCATCTGTGTTCTCTTGTCCGTTGCAGACTTATCAGCAAGGGTAAGAGACACAACATTTTTGAGATCGCTCATCAGTTTCTTTTCAATCGCGATACGAAGAGGATCATAGGTCTTGAAGGTGAATAGTTCACCCTTCTCAAGCTGGGCGGATTTGTAAACGAATATACCGTTTCGAAATTCCGTTTTGGAATTGACAGGAATACCAATATACTCTTCGATCTGCCTCATCAATTTCTCATCGGGATCACTATATTCACCCGTAATCGAGTCTTGGATTTTCTCCTTACGGCAGAAAGCGTCCGCATTACGAATATAGTTCTCGAAGAGAGATTGTGCCTGTTCCTCATAGGCGGAGAGGAACGCCATATTTACTTCCTTCTTGGCGATATCCTTGAACTCGGCACTTACAGATTCTTTTTCACCGAGAAGAAGTGTAAGATACTTTTTCGCTTCCTCTTCCGTGATACCAATCTGGTGCTCGAAATTGGAACGAAGTGCTCTGATAATGTCAATAGGATTGACACACTTCTTTTCCTCTTTCTGCCCGAGGGCGATGTTGAGGGCGTTGATGATGAATCTTGGAGAAATACCCTTCATTCCCTCACCCTGCTCCCTACCTTCCATACGAAGAGCCTTCACATCAATTTCCTGTTTCTTCAGCTCTTCTGTGATTTCCCCATTGTAAATCCTCATCTTCTGGACGATAGAGGAAACCTTATTGGATGGCGCCAATCTTGTCAAAATGGCAAACTGGGCGGCGACCTTCAAAGTATTTGGTGCAATATGTATTCCACGAAAATCAGATTCACGAATCATCTTCTCGTAGATTTTTATCTCGTCATCCACACGGAGGTTCCAAGGAACAACAATAGGATACATTCTATCGTGGAGAGCCTCGTTCTTCTTCTCTGATCGGAATGCATCATATTCCGTCTGGTTCGTGTGGGCTAAAATCAATGTATCAATGTACATTTGTGGGAAGCCCGGTGCTTTGATCATCTGTTCCTGAGCAGCAGTAATCAATACATAGTGGAACTTCACATCAGCCTTCAATAACTCGATGTACTCAATCACTCCACCATTAGCGACCTGCAACTCACCGTTGAACTGATATGCCCTTGGGTCTGTTTCACCATACCTTGTCATCTTGGACATATTGACACGGCCGATAAGCTCGGAAATATCCTGAGATTTCGGATCGGATGGCTGGAATGTTCCAATACCAACTCGCTTCTGCTCCGAAAACTGGATAGTCGTGACAGGAACCTCTTCCCATTTGATATGACCATCTTCTGCAAGATAGCTTTCCTCAACCATCTGCTGGCAAGCAGGGCAGAGTGTTCCCTCAACTTTTACGCCGAGCATCTCTTCCCATTTTGGGCGGTCATCAAGAGGAATGAGATGTAGAGGTTCTTCGTGGATAGGGCATCCCTTGATTGTATATTTCGGTGTCCTATCTCTTTCCAGACCCCTCTTGATGAGGGCGGAAATTGTGGACTTACCCGAAGCCACGGGGCCCACCATAATAAGGATCCTCTTACCAGTTTCGGTTCTTCGTGCGGCAGCCTTGAGAAACTTCATAATATCGTGGAGTGCCTCAAGGGTTCCATAAATCTTGTTGTCAAAAAATTTGTAGCGCACCAGATCTTCATAACCTCTGATTTTGAGGGTATTGTCTACATCTTCTGTACCATACCTCATAATCATATTGAAAATCCTGCCCGGTGCAAAGTTGGCAATATCCGGATTATTCTTTACCATATAAAGGTAATCCAAACATTTTCCTTCCCATTGGGCGACTTTGCGGTCTTTGCGCTGATCTAATATGATGCTTCGGAAATCTTTATTCATCATTATTCGCCTCCATCTGTGTTTTTGCTTCTATCTTTTTAACATCTTGTCCGTCTTTGAGATATTTCAGGATTGTCTCCCTATCAGTAATAACCAATCTATCCCTACCCGCCGGTTGTTGCCCGGCAAGTAATCTACTTTTTATATCAAGTTCTTTTTCTTTTAATTTTAACACATCTCGTTTAATCTGTAAACTATCTATATTTGACTTATTTATCATAATTTGAGTTGAGGCTTGAGTTACTGAATTTATTATCAAACTCGCCACTTCAACAAGTCTCGCTGAAAAATTACCGTTCTTCAATTCCGCTTCGATCTGGTCGAGAATGAAATTGGCTTTGGTAATGTTTTTTCTCAAAATCTGTTCCGGTTCTTCTTGACCACCTTCTTGAGTTTGTGCCTTATTCAATTCATTTTGAACATCCACGACCTCAATGTCAAGAATTTCCTCAAGATTTTTTCTATGTAATTCTGGCATAATGTCACTCTCCTACATTTATATGCCTATATTTATATCTATAAGATTATATCATTTTTTTACTATTATGTAAATAGTAAATTTTAATCAAAAAAAACCCCCTCTACGAGAGAGGGGGTTCAGTTTTGTCATCTCCTAATTTACATTAGGATGGTAGACCGCTGATATCAACCTTCTTGTAGTAGAGGTTACTACCGAAGATGTGCTGGTGGATAGCATATCTGCTCATCAAACCAACGGTTGGATGGAAGGACTGCTCAAAGATAGTCTTTGATACCATCAGCTGAATGTATGGAAGGTAAATAATACCTGCATCATACTCTGATGGGCCCTTGTAACCAACTGTCATATAGTCGGATGCGGCAAATGTGTCTCTGTAGACCGTAATACGGCCATCAAGAGAACCCATCTTGGAGATACCCGCTACGAGAGTATTCATATCGCCGTCAGTTGGGTGAATAACGAAACTTGAAAGACCTTCGAATGCGGCACAAGTATATGGGGATGCCAGTACGAAATTACCAGCTCCTCTACGAGTGTCAATCGCGATCTTGTTGGCTCTACGAACAACCACGTTGTAGAGGTTTCTGTATTTCTCAGATTCCCATCTTCCATCCGCGGATGCTGAATATGACCAAGTTGTGGTTTCCGCAATACCGTTCACGACATTGACGATCTCTCTGTCAATTTCCGCCGTAATTTCGTATGCAAGAATGTCCATCATCTCCTCTTCGAGATCAAGACCGTGCATTGCTTTGAGGTCTTGTGCAACTTCAAGTGACCATCTGCTTCTCAATTTTCTTGTCTTGGCTTCTACCTGTGCCTTTTCAACCGTGAGGTTTACTTCGTTGATGGGGGTTCCCGCACCAACACCGAGGCCGACATCACCAGTAACATTAGAACCGAGAATTTCACCAGCAGATGTGATGTAAGATCCAGAATAGGTAGTATCCATCGTATTATAACCGAGCTCCGTACCAGGCGCTCCAGCATAATTTGATGCACCACCGGCTCTGAATCTGAGCGCGAACGCCAGCCCTACCGGGCCTGTGAGTGGCTGAACACCAACGATATCGTGGGCAATCAGCTCAGGGAAAGTACGTCTTACCATCGGAACGGCAATCTGATGAAAATCACCGGAAATCGCATAGGGCGATCCACGGCCGACTTCTGACCAGTTTCCTGCTTCCGTGAGGTACTTATATTCGTTCTCGAGCATAAGAGCCGTAGCTTTTTTGATCTTCTGAGAGCGAATTTTATTTCCCTCGGCGAGAACCTTATCCCATTTCTCAATCAACTGCTTTGTTTGTTCTCTCATTTCAGAATCTTCCTCCTATAAAATTTAGAATTTATTCTCTTTCAGAATGGTGACAACTCCCTTCAGATACTTGCTAAAAGGATCGTCACTTTCCTCGACCGGCTTTCCTTCCTGATCTTCGACCTCGATTTTGCCTTGACCCATATCCTCCGCTGGAGTTGGTTCATCAGCATCTTTCATCTTGGCGCCGCAGGATGGGCAGGCCATTGCGGAGCACGCACCTTTTGTGGTTGCGTGAGAACCGCAGGATGGGCAAACACAATCATTTGTCTTTGCCTCTGCATCAGGCTCCTGGCTGCCTGGCTTTAGACCAAATTCGGCATCCGGTGCTTCCTGTTCGAGAATGGTGTCAACAACAATCTGGAACTTTCTGTCGATTTCTGTTTTCTCATTCAGATCGCCCAGAAGGTCGAGAACCTTTCTCCTCTGTGCCTCTGTGAGGCCGTCACACTTCTTTCTCAAATAGAGATGAGATGCAAGAGCACGGGCATCTTCTTCTGCCTGAATTCTCTTTGAAGTTTCTTTGTTGAGTTCATCTTTCAGTTTGATGATCTCTTCTTTTGCTTCGCGGAGAAGGCCTTTGATTTCCTCATTCAGAACTCCCTCATCAATAGCAAGTCTTACTTTGAATTCCTGAATGACTTCATCATAAAGTTCGCCCTTCTTTGCATATTCCACAACTTTATCAGGCAACTTGAGTTCTTCTTCAAGAACGGTATCTACAAAATTGGAAAACTTTGATGTGATATCGCCTTTATATTCCTCAAACTTGCCCTCGTATTCCTCGATGAGTTTCTCAGATTCTTCCTTGACAAGCTTGTCTGCTCTCTCACGGGATTTTACATCCACGATGGCTTCCAGCTTCTCTTTTACGGCTGAAATCTGTGACTCTTCGAGTTTCTCAATACCGAGCACTTTCAAGATTTCTTCCATCTACTCTTCCTCCTGTATTATTTTTTACTCTTAGACTCAGAGAGTCTTTTAAGTCTTTTCTTTGGTTTCTTCGATTCGACAACTTCATCTTCGATATCTGCATATTCGTCTGCTATGGTATCATCAACCACTTCATCGTCTACTACATCCATTTCGGATGTATCGTCATCAAGATGTGTCTCATCGAAATTCCAATCTCTATCTGTCAGTTCGAATGGAGGTTCGAAGGCCGAGAGAATTTCCTCTCTGATCCTTTTGCCTTCAGCATCAAGAACATTTGGGTCAAGGCTATAGATGAAATTTCCCATCCTATCGAGAAGCTCGTCCATATCAAAGCTTTCTTTCAAACATCGTTTTGGATCTCTCTTGCGAAGCCTCTTTTGATCTTTCGCAAGAAACTCATCAATTCTATCAAGAATAGACATACTTTCCTCCATTTGGAATTATTTATCGGTTTTTTGATTGTTTTGAACAGATTGGTTAAAACACAGGATTATCAAGGGTTTTCAGTTACAGTTTTTTATTTTGGTGTATATTTTTTACATACGCCGTTCAATGATACCCAAAATGTAAGTGTTCCATATTTTCTGGATATTCTTATATTTTGTGGATTTACACATCTATTTTTAAATTTGCCTATATCAATGTGAAGGCAGGTTGCACAGACATCGATTTTTCTCTCCTGATATCCGGCCTCGAAATATTGTTCATCTTCATAGGTAGTCTCTTTTTCCGCCAAATATTTTTCCACCACTCTCTCTATTTCCATTTCAAGCGTGTGCCTTCCCTACTATTTTTTGCTCCTGTTTTATTTTTTCAACTTACTTCTGAGCGACGCTAATTCTTCCTGTGCAAGTTTTAGATTGGTCTTAATAAGACTTAGATGACTATCGGCATACTCATCCGCCTGTTTATCATCTTTTATACTCTTCCAATGTTCCTCGGCTTTTTGATATACTACTTTTTTCCTTTCTATCTTTTTTTGAAGCTCAATAATTTTCTTTTTGATGGGTTCATTCTGTTTGGCCTTCTTCTCATCCGTTCTCCAATACCTACCAGAATCTACCATGAGATTCTGCGCTTGGTTCCTGCTTCAAAGAGGCTGCCAACGATACTGCTGTTGGTCTTATATCACTCTCCACAGGCGTAACTTTCCGAGGAACTCTCGGTAGTTTTGCTGCTAAATTCTTGAGATTGATGGCTGCGTTTAGGTCGCGGTCATGTATTGCACCACAGTCGCAAGTCCACTCCCTATCTGATAACTTCAACTCCGAGTTGATGCAACCACAATGCCTGCATAGACGCGAAGATGGGAAAAATCTGTCGGCGACTATCAATTCGGAGCCGTACCAAACTGTCTTGTATTCCAGTTGCCTGCGAAACTCGGCAAATCCGACATCGCTAATTGCCTGCGCCAGGCAATGATTTGCCAACATGCCTGACACATTCAGGTCTTCAAGAACAACTACACTGGGGCGTTCGCTATCTGGCTTGGTTTTCGCCACAATAGCCGAAGTCGCCTTGTGTAGTGTGTCGCGCCGGATGTTGGCTATTCTTTGATACGCTTTAGCAATTTTCTTCCGTGTTTTTTCTCGGTTCTTTCCGCCTTTCTTTCGGCGTGATAGCTCGCGCTGAAGTCGCCTTAATTTTCCTTGTGCCTTCTTTAGTGGTTTCGGGTTCTCGAATCTTGTTCCATCACTGATCACAGCCAAGTCTTTGATACCTAAATCAACACCTACAGGTTCACCGATCGCCTGAGTGGTCTCAATCTCTTGTTTGCATTGAACACTAACGAACCACCCTCCCGCCGCTTCTGAAACAGTAACAGACAAGATGTGGATACCATCAGTTGGAATGTAGCCGCGCTCCTTCAATCTTAACCAACCAATCCGAGGCAGCTTGATGTGTGTTTCCGTGACGTGGATTGCACCTGTCAATCTGAAACTGCCAATGCCGTTTTTGCGGGATTTGAACTTAGGGAAACCAGGAGCCTCACCACCATTTTTCACGCGGCGGAAGAAGTTTTGATACGCCCTGTCCAAATCGCGCAGGGCTTCTTGTGGAGCAGCTTTTGAAACTTCGTAAAGCCAGGGGAAATCTGTCTTTTTCAATGCGTTCAACTGCCGGTGTTGCTCTATAGCATTGCTGGACTTACCGGTTTCCTCATATTCCTGCTTTCGTCTTGCAAGTCCCCAGTTCCAAGCAAAGCGAGCAGCGCCAGCGTGTTTCAACAGCGTAGTTCGTTGAGTGTTGTTTGGATCGAGTTCGGCTCGGTACGCTCTAAGAATTTCCATCAGTCTTTTTCTTCCTACGTTCTGCACTTCTGCGACCATAGATTTTTGCGCTGAATGACGAAAGCAATGAAAGCATATCCTCGACCAACTCAGCCTCGTAGGATTTTGGCAATACTTCTTCACACCATTCTACGGCAACACCGTGACTCTCAAATAGTCTGACAAAGATTGAGAAATTGAAACGAGCCAATCTATCCTTGTGTTCAATGACAACTCGATTGATTTTCTGCTCGATAGCCAAGTCAAATAACCTGTGCAACTTTGGGCGGCTGTCGTTCATGCCTGATAGCGTTTCCTCAAAAACATAGCCAACTCGATATTGTTTGTTGGCACAGTATTCAAGCACTCGCAACTTTTGGCGTTCTAAGTCGCCTTTCTGTTTCTGGTCGTGGCTGCTGACACGGGTATAAACCGCAACACAATCATTTGGCGGATTGTCTTCTGATACTACACCTTGAAGTTGCTCAATATCTTCAATGCGGTATCTCCGATGTCCGCCCTTTGTACGTTCTGCTTTCAATGCGCCAGAATCGTCCCACGCTCGGAGCGTAGAGATTCCGACACCCAAAAGTTCAGCGGCTTTCGCTATCCCGATTAGTCTCTTGCTCGTCATCCAGTTCCTTCTCGAAAAGTTCTCGCCAATGGTCGTAGATGCGCTGAAATTCCTCATTGGTGGGAACTTCATCGAGTTCAAACGGGTGTTGGTAAACCCGCCCGTCGTCAAGTTCAAACTCAGTCTTGGTTACTCGTGTGACCATCGCTCGTTTCATCCTTCACCTCCAATTATACTAAAAGATTTTGGTAGTGTCAAGTAGATTATAGTAGATTATCTACTAACTGTTCCTACCCTTTCTTTTTGGCTTAGGCCAAAAATTTCACCAAGATATCTTTCCATTATCAAATCTACTTTATCCATTATATGTTTCTCCCTGTTGTGAACTTTACTTTATACTCAAAAAGGTCTTTCAATGTGCTGAGACTTTTCCAGAGATAGGTATAGGCCTCATGTATTGTTTCGTATTCCTCATCATCAAAAAAACCATCCCGCCACATTGCTTTCAACGAATTGAGGTTCCTTTCCATTTCATTGTCAAACTTTCTTATACTGGAAACCATATTGGCCAATGCCATCGGGGCGCTTGCCTCATTCATCTCATATTGTTTCGATTCTGGAAATGTGACATCGCCGGTGAAGGTGGTTTCAACGGAACCGCTGATATACTTGTCCATCAGTTGATAGGCCTTTTTGGTTTTCTTCTTGGCCTGATAAAACTCCGGAAACTTTTTCCTGAGCATATCGTCAATTTTCTCTTCCTTGCCCATTTTTCCACCCTCTATTTCCGTGTTCATTACTTCATCCCCCTCTCGATATCAGCAATAACTTGCCAGATTTTCTTGTAATACTCTTTCTGCGCCTCTTTCAGGGAGATTTTTGGCTGCTCGATAACAGGCTCTTCGACAACCTTTTCCTTTTTTGGTGGTTCAAAGTCCTGGCCTTCATAGATACCATTTACCCAAGACGGGTGATTGGACGGGTCTGTAACCATATCCCAAGTGATGAGATAAAAGTCCTCATTGACATAACCATTCTCATTGACGGAACCGAGGCCTCTGGAAGAAATACCCATTCTGCCTTCTTTGATAAGGGTCTTGGCAATATTTCCCATCGGAGTATCAAGAACTTTTGACCTCCCGATTACATTCGGGCCATCCCAATCAAGCTTTTCAGTCAGAATGGCAATCTTGTCAGGATTGATTTCAGGATTTGGTGGGTGACCAAGTTCGCCCCAAAGGCTCCTGTTCGTCAATCTCTCTTCCAGCTTGCCAATTTCTCTTTCGAGAATATCTTTGGAATATATCCTCTTGTTGTTGTTCTCTTGATCGGCTGTGCTGTAGATGCCAGTAATGTAAAGAGATTTCCCTTTCTGTTCAGACTCCTCCACAATAAACTCAATATTGTGGGAGAGCTCGGTAATAAGCTTCATTTTCTTTTCCTCCCAGTTTCTTTACACGAACAAATAAAATTACTCGTTCCCGGCACCAACTGTTTTCAGAATACGGATAGGTGTGGTCTTGATGACATTGATGACCTGCGCAATTCTCTGATTGTTGGGGAATTTCGTTACAAGTTCGTGTGCGAGAGACATTGCTTTCGCAAACTTTGCTGGTGTATTTGCCATTGTGAGATAGTATTTCAATCTCTTGAGGCCCTGTGTAATACTGCCGGCATCCCTTGTTGGATCGTAGGTGCCTGGTACTGAACTGGCTACAGGCGGATAAAGTTTTTGATCACCGGCTGAAAATTCCTGTGGCTCCGGTTCATCAAAAACTCCTTCCTTCAAATACATATCAATTTTTTCCTCGATCTTTTTCATTTCTTCTTCTTGTCCTCCGCTGGTTTTTGTTTCGGTTTCTCTATATCTTTTGACAAGCCGAGCTTGTTCTTCAGATATTCATTCTTTGCCTGCTTGACAACATCCTTTACTACCTCTTTGGCAGTAATAAAATCGTCATTCTCAAAAGAATCCAAAGCTTTTTTAACGTCTTTTTCGTCCATAACACACTCCTTATTTTTTGGCTGCCTTTTCTCTTTCTCTTTCAGCCTTTGCTTTTTCCTGATAACTCTCGATTCTCTTCTGCAGAGTTTCGATGTGGGCCTGTCCTCTTTTACGGATTTGCTCTTTCCTGTCAGGATCGTCCGTATCCTCCACAGCCCGACTGACCAGTTCACGGGTATCCCGTATCTGTTTTCTCAAAAGGCTAATAGTATCCGAGTAATCAGCTTCCATAAGATATCTTTTCATAACTCTGTTAACTTCCATCAGACACACCTCTGATATATTTATAATTATTTATATATTTTATCAGTCTTTTCTCCTGTTTATAAAATCTATTGACATTTGAATAATATATTTGAACATCTCATTCAATTTTGTATCTTGGTGAGATTCCAGCTGCAAACAAGTTTGAAAATCCTTGTGAAACTGAATTGTATCTTGAACTGTCGAGCCTTTACCTCCCTTTGGTCGCAGCGTTTGAACACCTATCAAAAACTCTTTACCTTCCCTATCAATTCCATAGATGTTTGCATATCCTGAAGATGATAATCCCCTCACTTTTTTTCCTTCCGTATCGAAATCATCATCATCTTCAACATCGGTGCTACTACATTTGACTTCTGAAACTCTTATATGCTTCCAGAAATCCTGCTTATCTTTCTTTGTTTTCAAACCAAGACATTTGGAAAAGGTTTCTGTATTCCCCACAGTCGCAGTATCACCATCTGTCAATCCGGTTATTGTTCTGGTAACCTCCTGACCGTTTACTATTCTCGTAAATCTTTCAACCTGCTTTTCCTTACCTTTTTCTTTAACCGTGACCATCTTCCTTTCCCACGGATTACCCTGTTCATCGTATCTTATTCTACTATTATTTTTCCCCATATTCAATTCAAAATACTTTGCTGGTATTCCACCAACATTGTGCCCGGAAACAATATGACCGTGAAACCTGTCTATAAACAATTTGGAAAAATATTCGTCGCCTTTACCTTTGAGGGCTTTATTCATTTCTTTTCTCGCCTCATTTTGTAGCATATGCTGTTCCTGATATTTCCCGGCCATAGCCTTTTCATCAAATGGCGCAATTCTGCTTGCAACTTTACTCATTTCTTTTGAAACATCAATTGTATCGTCCACTACACTTGCTTTCAATTCATTAACATATGAGAGAAGTATTTTTTTCTCCTCTTCATCAGTCAATGGTGGTTTATATGTTCCTGTTTTACTATTAAAAGTCCGGCCTTTTATAGGTGTATCACCTTCATAATATCTCTTGACTATCGAATTCCAATATTTTGCTGGTTCATCTCCTGTACTTGATTTTTTTATTTCATCTATGAGCTTTTTTCTTTCATTTGGTTTCAAAGCTCTCTGATAAAGTTTATCATATTCTTTGCTGATGACCCCCTCTACTTCTGACTGTTTTTCCTCCAATCTCTTGACAAGTCTATCACAGGCTTTCTTGTAGGCATTATATTCTTTTGCTGAGATTTTTCCATCGTTCAAATCCTCTTCCGCATAAGATAACATTTTTTTGACATTCGATACTGGGCTTGAATTTCCTTGGATATCAGATGTGGATGTCTTATTGGATGTATGAAGAATAACTGCCTTTGGAGGCTTCTGTGAATGATCTATAAGAACTGACATTGTATCAGTAGGATTATCTCCAGCACCTCCTCCCAAAATGACAGATTTATATTTGTTAAATGATACACCATTTACTTCCACTACTCCCATCTTATCGAGAAAATCAACTGTGTTTTGTAAAGATTCTTTACTCCCCCAAACGTGAGAAACTGTAGTGGTCTTTGGATTAAATCCATCCTCTTTCATTACTCTTTTTATTCTTCTATGTTCGGCTTTTGCAGAAATGGCCGCGGCATACGCCGCTTTTTGACTTAATTCCTCTCCATTTTTATAAACAACATCCGTATCTTTTATCTCTTTCCATAGTTTTTGATAAAGTTGGTTTACATTCATATTTGGATTTTGATGGAGATAAGAAAGACAAGTTCCAATACTCGTTTCATTGATAAATGATGATTTATTGCCCGGAGCCTTTGTTCTTCCTTCATATGCCCCCTTCTTTGCGTCACCATCAATTATATCAATTATAGAGCGATCCATACCACCCTTTTCTTTCAGGGTTTTCAAAACTTTCTCTTGTTTTTTGGTCGCCTTTTCCTTCTCAACCTTTTCAACTTTTGCGGCGTATTTTTTGTAAACATCTTCTGACCAAGCTGGGGCGCCGGTTTCTCCACCTTCTCCAAATTGGTCGTGGAAATTGTGAAGAAATTTCGATAGCTCTTCTTGTTCCATCCCCTTTAATAAACTATCAAACTTTTTTGTTTTCTCTTGATCTGTTTCTTTGGATTTGACAATGGAAGAAAATTCTTTATTTTTTATTTTCTTTATCGCGTCTTTCTGGTGATCTGTGATTCCCGCCGGAGACACGGCCTCTTTAGGTTTTTCCTTTTCTTTTCCAAGTTCCTCTTCGTGTTTTGTCTCTATTTTTTTCGCCTTTGAATCTTTTTGTTTGAGTGGAGCCCCAAGATGGCTCGCATATACTCCTTCTGGATATCTATCAAGTATATAATTCTGCTCGCCGGCAGACCATTTATTCCATCTTGCTATTTGTTCCGGTGTAATTTCCTTTTTCTTTTTATCGCTTGGCTTTTCTTTTGCCGTTGTTTTTTCTTTCGGCTTCAACACACTTACAGGCGCCTTTGACTTTGGCTTTGTGGCCTCAAAAAAAATATCAGAAATATTTTCTTTTACGAAGTTTCTAAATTTCATTTATTCGGTTTCTCCCGGCGCTGGTAAAGGGCCAGCTGTTTCAATTTCTCCCTCTCCACCCGTTTCTTCTTCACCACCAAATTCCTCTTCACCACCAAATTCTTCTTCACCACCCATACCGGGCTCTTCTGGTGGTTGGAACAACTTGTCTTTTTCTTTCAGGCACTTTATATTCTCATCAATCTCAGCATCTGTCCAACCAAGATATTTTTTCATCAGGAAGTATTTGGAAAACTCCTGATTTCCAGCAAGGGCATTATAATTGGAATGGCGAACTTCAACAAATCCCTGTTCCAGAGACTCTTTGTAGTGGGAAGGTGGAACCATATTGATTGTAATCATATCCTTTTCCACACCGTACTGTTTCTTCAAACCCTTGAACGAAAGGTGCATCAGGAACAAGTCCTTGAGTTCGTCACAGAACCTTCTCTGGTGTTTCTCAAGGAACTTCGCCCATTTCACTTCGTCACGGGAAATTTCACCCGTATGAGAACCACCGACAACAATCTCGGCTTCCCTCTTCTCCTGGCCCGCTGTAACACGGGATGCGGGATATTTCAATGCACGATAAAGTTTTCTGGCGAAGTAATAAATATCATCCAGTTCCGCAAATCCGGCAGGATTTCCACCAACGGTTTCAATAGACGAACCTCTTCCATCAGCAGATTGCGGAAGGAAGAAATTTTCGAGGATAGAGAGGATTTCGGGTTCCTGTGTCAACTGTCCTGTCTGTGGATCATATGTCTGCTTCTTGATGAACTTCGTCTTGATTTTTTCCACGAACTTCATCGCCTTGTCTTTTGGCATATTACCCGTGTCAATCTTGAAAACGAACCTTTCCGGTGCACGGATGATACGGTAAATGACAACGGATGTTTCCAGAAGCTTCAACTGGTTGTAAGGAACACGGGCCTTCTCAAGGTAACCGTAGACTTCCCCCTTTGTCCTACCATATATTCCATAATTGATATACCCAATCTGCTCGGGGTTGAACACAACAACTTTTGGATCTCTCTCCGCTTCCTCCGGTGTTGCCGGCCTTTTTACATTTGGTTGTAAATATTGATAGTAGTAAAGAATATTACCGTCACGCGGGTCATAGATGTAGTCCATTGTTTCCGATGGGAGCTTCTTGATTGTCTGGATACCCTGGCTTGGCTTGGTCTTATTGATAATTCTTTCGTAATAGAGCCTACCGTCAATATAATAGGTTCTCATAAGGTCATCAATAATCTTGTTGATCTCTATTCTCCTGTAAAAAAGATCATCAAATTCCTTATACAAGTTCTTTACGACATTCTTGTTACCAGATAATTTATTGTCAATTATTGTCAGGCTGAAAATCTTGTTCTCACTATCTGTCAATGTGGATTCATTGACGGCATCCTCGATGACATCCCCAATTTCCGGATATTCCGCCATCTTTCGATATTCTGTGATTTTTGCGACTTCGGATTCAAAAACTTTGTTGATATATCTGTTATAGAATGTATTGAGATTTCCGTACCCCATCGAGCCGTAGCCGGAAATAAGAAGATAATCCTCGACACCTTCACCTCTGGTAGCATCCAGTTCCGATTTTGTGGGGATGTCACCCTTCCCCACGAAAACCTTCATAGACTCATCCAATCTTACATCTTCATCCTTCTTGCCAAACAAAAAATCGTACCAAGCCATATTATTCCTCTATCTGCTTCTGTTTTTCGGTATCTTCTTTCAGCGCCTTCACTCTCTGGAGCCTCTGTCTTTCCTCCACGAAACGCTGAAGATCAATACCGATATTTCTTCCTATTACCTGAGCGACTACCTCTGTCCAGATAGTCTCGTTTCTCAATTCTTCCTGTGCCTGCTGAAGTGCAACCGTGCGGTTATGCAACTCCTGCAGCATCAACAATATCCTTTTCGGAACACAGTCGGCCACAATTTTGACACTCTGGTCACTATCCAACGGGTTTGGTGTGAAAATATTCTCTATAAAATTGGGGCATTTCCTTGCATCCCCAAACAATTCGTACATTCCACAGGTAATTTTCCCTGTTACTGGGTCAATCGGTTCACAAGTTCCTTTCATATGATTTCTCCACTATTATTTATCTTTTTTCATAATATTATTATGTCTTTCAATTTCATCAAATCTCGATATTACCATAAATCCCATTGATCTCAATGTATCAACAATTTTTCTCGAAATTCTCATATCTCCATTTGTTTTGACAACATTATCGAGAGCAAAAAAGGATTTGCTTCCGTTGCCGGGCTCTATCCTATACGAACCCAGCTTTTTCGCCACTTCCTCATCCGGCCATTCATATTCTATAGCATCCCAAAATCTAACAAGAGGAGATCGCAGATTGTTTCCTATCCACTTTAAATTTTCATCAATTTCCCTCTCATCATATATATTGAAGCTTGTGGCCAGATTTAATGATAATTGGGCACCCCTTTCCATTGCCAATTTAGAAAATAAAAGAGTATCTTTAATATTGAGCCCCCTATTTAAAATGTCAAAACTTTTCTGGCTAAAATTTTCTGCACCAGTACCAAAATCCAATCCCCTCAAATTTGTAGATTTACGGATAATTTCTATTATCCTACTATCTGGTCTAATTGAAATTTTAATAATCTGTTTATCTGGAACTCTATATTGACAAAGAACTTCTAATTTTTGTGGCTCAATACTACCATTTACCAGATATACATACGAAAAAAAATCATATTGTGGTAATTGCTTTAAAACCTTCAATATATTTCTATCTATTTTATTTTTACTATATCTCCCCCCACAATATTTACACTTATTCCAATAACAAGATGTCTTACAATTTGCGCTGTATCTTACATTATTGAATGGTATATTTCTTCTACTCTCACTAAGCCACTTATTCCAATATGGAATAAATATATCATCATCCTTAAAATCAAGTTTTTCATACAATGTTACTTCATTATTATTCAAAATATCAATATACGGGCCGCCAAGAATCCACCTTTTATCAAGTATCTTTTTAACCAATGTATATTGATATGCCAAAGAAGCCGAATAATATATAGTAGAATATTTTTTAAGTCCTGTTTTCAAAGAACTTAAATCCACATTGTCGGTTATAAACATATGGTCAGCATCTTTAATATTATGACACCCGAAAGAAAACCCATTATAGATATCCAGTATTCCACCGTCAAATCTATAATATGTTAAAAATAACTTCATAAAAGCTCGCTACTTTTATCTATTTCTTCTTTATACTCAACAAACCTAACCATTTTTTCTGTATCTCTTTTATGTTTTGTGTAATAATATTTGAATAATTCTTTATCATTTTCTTTCATATATAAAGTATTATAAAATAATACTCTGATCGAATCACATTTCGATGGTCTGCCATCCATTGTTTTTATATCACCGAAACATCCACCGTAGCAGGATGACCAAACAGGGCACCCTTTACAAACCCCTTCAAAAATCGTCTTATACCTTTTCTGCATTGACACATATATATCACCATATTTTACATCCCAAAAATCATCAACAAATATATTTCCAAGTTTATATTCTGGATTTGCAAGCGTATTACACGGATATATATCTCCAGCACCATCGACACAAATTATAAATTCTTTCAATAAAGCACATTCTATAAATTCACAAATCCTTATCATTTTTTCCTGACTATAAATATTTGCTATCATATGCTGAATAGTTTTATCTACCATTCCACCGGCTTCATAAAGTTTTCTTGGTGCATAATTCAGCCAATGTGAATAGTATTCAGCAGAACAATTATAACCCATCTTTTTTGCAAGTTTCTCATTTTCTGGAAAACTGAATGGTATCCTTGCCTCTATATCTGTTTTTAAATCAATTAAATCATTTACCAATTCTTCGATAGGAATAAGAGGAACCAATTGAGAAATTACTTTTGGCCTATATCCTTCACCTATCGTTTCAGCCATTCTGTTTCCCATCCAAATAATTTTCTCTTTTATAAGAGCCGCAGCATCTTGGCCATTCTTCAATCGCCTAAAAGATACTGGGCCGTCATATGATGTACCAACTCGCACCTTATATTTTTCGAAGATTTTTATCCAATCTTCATCTATGTTAAGCGCATTTGTTTGGAGAGCAATACTCGCCACATATCTTGAACTCTTCAAAATTTCACACATTTCGGAAAATCTATCAATCCCGATCTCGGTTGTTTCTCCACCAAGAAAAATAAATTTCACCGACCTATTAAATTTTGTTACAAGACATTCCAATGTTTTCACACAATCCCAATCTTTTCCTTCTTCTTTATCAGGATTATTCAAATGTGAATAACAATAGCTGCAAGCCAAATTACATTTCTTTGTTGGTCTATAAAGACATATTTTATACATTTTTACCTCACAATTTTACGGGGAAGGAATATCACTATATGCGTAGTATTCAGAATAATCCATATATACGACACCAGTTGAATATTGGTAATTCCAAAAACTTTGTTGAGGCCAGGGAACAAAGGCTGTATATAAGTAGGTATTTTTACATCTCGCGTGAATTATCTGAGATTTTAAAAAGAAAGCATCAGCGTGAAGGCCATCCAAAGTATCCGCATTTCCAGCAGCAGCCGCATAGGCCACACTCAGTCCAGCCAAAGAAACAGTTGATAGATTTGCTCCAGTTACACCAATCAATGATAGGTTATTTGCGGATATCTGTAATGTTCCACCCATTACCGATGCCTGATATCCATCGAGTAAATCGGCGCTGAATATACCGCCATCCCTCTGGTCAAGTGGTGGTCTATCTTCGTGGAAAAGTTTTATCCATCCGGTATTTGCCGCATTCCTCAAATACCAGTATTTCTCGTCTGTCCTGTACCACATCATTCCAGCTACAGGATTTGATGGAAAACTTTCCCCACCATAATTTATTCTGAATGTAATTGTATCTGTTGCGGGGTCTGTAAGGATACTCAATCCACTATTGGATGTCGCAAAAGTAAGGACATCGTTGGCATTTTCGGCAATTACATCAAATTGTCCGGCGACGGATATCTTGCCAAAATTTGCGGCAATTGTAATTGTCAACGCATCATTTGACGGGTCTGTAGTCAATACAATACCGTCACCTGCCACTATTGTCAATGTGTCCTCAACATCGTCTGCAATTATCGGATCCTGTCCATCTACTTCGATGGTTTTGAACATAAAAAGAGGAACCCATTTGGAAGGGTTGGCATAATAGATAATACCGTCAGATGTGTTATAAACTACTCTGCCAATAAAAGCCTCTTCCCAAGTTGGAAGAGAGGGAAGCCTTTCACACCAGTTCTTCCCCTGCATATCTACTTCGTGAAATTTCATTTCTTATCCCCCGAATAAAAGAATTATACAATATTTCTCTTATATTTATAGATTTTTGTCTATTTGTTCTATAATAACTTCGGGTTTTATTGTTCTGGAACATTCGTATTTTTTGTTCCTCGGGCACCACAACCAGTTTCCCCTGTCATATGGATGCTTTATGTCATTATAGCATCCTCTGCACATCCCCTCTGGCGGAATTATCCTTATGCAATCCTGCATTTCAGACCAAGGCTCGGAAAATCCTGAAATGAGAATGACGGGAACATTCAATGCCCAGGCGAGCCAGGATAGACCCGAACCAACGCCGATGAAAAGTTTTGAATTGTAGATATTATTGATTGTCTGCTGGATGGTCGCGTTCGTCCTGTCAACAATGCCGGTCAGCTGTGTTGGCTCCTTGCTGACAACCATCACATCGTATCCCTTGTCCTTTATATAATCCACGACAACTTGCCAGCCAAGTGGGTAATGCCATCTCTTACACAAGAGAGTGGAATGTTCCGATATCGTGACATACTGTTTCTTCACATTTTTCTTCTCTGCAGTAACTCTTGGTTTGATTTCCTCATAATCAAGCCCGAGAAAATCCGTGGCGACTTTCTGCAAAGGAACCAATCTCCAATTGTTTTTATTGGAATGGTAGTCATTATCTCGGCATCCCACATTGTAATAAATGTCCGGTTTCAACGAACCCGGCTCGACAAATCTCAAATCGGGATATTCCTTTTCGAATATCTTGTTCCAGAATGTCGAAACATAGAAATCTTCACATCCGTGCTTCTCCTTGAACACTTTTGCATACGGGAACCACGCAAGGGTATCTCCAAGTGCCTTGCTATCAAAGTAAACGAGGACTTTGCTCTTCGCGAAATCCGGTTCAAATTCCTTGTACGGTTGCCCATTCTTGTCAACAATAATTTTCCAGTTTACATAGTATCTGGCATTTGGAGCAATCCAATGGTTCGGTTTTATTTTTCCCTTGTGAACGATGAGGTTCACATCCCTATCAACAAATGTCACATTGTACTCGTCATTACCACTACCGATAATCTCGACTTTCACACCGTCGAGATATGTTATTTTTATCAAGTCCTCCTTTTCAATCCAACCGACATCATCAAATGAGTTCCATCGTTTACAGATCAATCGGCCATCCTTGAACTTGAAATTGGCCTTGGAATAATCCTTGTCCTTTTCCCTGTCCACTATTTTGTAAGACCACTTTCTTGTTTCCGTGTTTACTGTGAACTCCACGGCACGGCCATCAGCGGTTTCAGACAGAAATGTCCTTTCTATCGGTTCCTTTTTTCCTTGGTCAAACAAATTTCTGTTCTTGATTATTTTATTTTTCAAATCATCTTTCGTGAACAGGAAAATGTCATTCGGTTCCGAATTTGCCTTGAAGTAGTTGTATAACCAGTTCTCAAAAATAAGGTCTATTTTTATGCGTGTCTTGGAAGAAGCCTCCGCGACAAGTTTATTGTAATCACTCCAAGAAGAAATGTCTTTCAATACTCCGTTCATCCATTTTACATCGAATGAAAAGAGGTTGGCAATTATTCCGTAGGTGGATTGAACGCCAGGGATTTTTCGTGGGTTCTGTTCCTCGTCATATATGAAGCCCACCATTCTGTATTTTTCCAGTTGTTTGCCCGCCTCGTCAAGATACAAGTCAAGGTCTGCGTCAATATCAAATTCGATAAAATGGGCTATGTCATATTGTGAAATCAACCGGACAGCATTCACCAGAGAGGAATAACAGGCCGCCCCGTGATATTTTGTCTCATATTGAGAAATGATTTTTACATCTTCATTCTGGAACCAGTAATTCAAATTCCATCCTTCACTCAATATATTATTCACATCATAGACATAGTAGTCAACCATCTTTTGTATTTCAGGAGAAACAGGATAGTGTGATACAAGAACAACCGGATATCCCCTCTCCTTTATTTCTTCTATCATTCCCTTTGTCAGTTCTTCCTTTTCAGGAAGGTCTGGATAGGTATCAACGATAAAAATCTCTTTTGGGATCTTTTTTACTGCCTCGACAATAATACATTGCTGGTCGTGTGACCAGACATCTTTCATTTTTATATCCTTGAACCCGGCCGCGTAGAGAAGGCCTTCCAATTTCTTTCTGGTAAACCCTATTTTGTGCTGCTCACCTTCATTTATTTGTAGACCGAAAATTGTGTCTATATGAAAATCCCATTTTTCATTTTCCGGTTTTCCAAGAAAAGTTTTCAAGGCCCATTCAAAATCTGGCACCTCAAAAACAAGTTTACCGTCATATTTCAATACACGATAACATTCACTCAATACAATCGGCACATCAAATTTATTGAAGTGCTCCAGTAAATGTGAAGAATAAACTTCATCAAAAGTTTCGTCCTCGTATGGAATTTCCTTGGCATCAAAATTTACTTCGGCTCTTCTATCATACTTATCAGCGTTGATATATCCGGGCTTCAATACATCCCCACAACCCAAATTCAATTTCACCAATCCGATTTTTTTCGTTCCTTTATTTTTTCCGGAGCCAAACTCTCTCAAGATTTCAACTGATTTCTCAACAGCTTTCTCCCAAGTAAAATCCCTCCGCACTATTTCAGATTTTTCGAGAGCAATCTTCTTATTCTCTTCATAATTCTCATAAACTTCCCTCATCACTTGTTTGAGATGTTCAAAGTCTGGTTCAGCCCACTCACCCGGCGTGTCCTTTTGCATAAAAACATTTTCCGGTTTTTTCATTTCCTTGATATTCACAAGACGAGAAATATCCTTGCAGAACTCAAGTTGTGCGCCCCAATTCGAGGCGATTGTTGGTATTCCAGTTGCGATACCCTGAATAAGAGGAAGGTTCCATCCTTCTGACCTTGCGCAGGTTACAAGACAATGACAGGAACGGAGATAGGAAAGATAAAGGTCATCACTCTCGGGCAATCCCGTGACGATTTTTATTCGTGGGTCAACAAGCTTATGCCCGACCAACCTCTCCTGTGTCGAACCATATTCATCCTGTCTGAATGGATTTTCAATCTGACAGACAATATCCACAGGTTCGTCCTTCTTGAACTCTTCGATGAAAGCTCTCAATATTTCCGTTGTGGATTTCCTATAATCCCATCTTCCACAGACAAGAAACTTGAACCTATCATCTTTCAATACTTTTATCGGTGGTTCGCCAGGATTGAAAAGTTTTTCATTTACACCTTCTGGAACAACAAATATTTTATCTGCCGGATATCCCTGTTCTATTGTACACCATCTCTGCCAGTTCGTGGGAACCCACATCATATCATATTCAAGTAACTTGAAAAAGAATTGTTCCGGCTGTCTCGTACTCTCCCATACATTGTAGGCGACTTTCGGCCCATCATACTTGTCATAAAAATAATAGTGGTTCGTTTCCATCAAGACGATGTTTATAATCTTGTGATAGAAATCTCGATTGAACGGTAAACCAAGCTGATAAGGTGGTTGTGTCCAAGTCTGGTGAATAACCATATTTTTCTGTTTTTCAGAAAGATGTGACAAATCGGGTGTGTATGCGAAATTTCTTATTCTTACTGGAAGATAATCCGCGAGCCGTGTGAAATATTCTCTTGAGTGGGAGGCGTATCCTGTGTGAGGAATAAAACTACAATGACCGATGACCAAATCAAAAGGAATGGGAGTTTCAAGTTTCACATCTGGAATTATCTTCATCTTATCTCCTTTTATACCGCAAAATAAAACCCCGTTGTCCGGATCATCCTCCACAATCGCATTGTCCAGATTGGAAAAAATTTCTACAAAATTTTTTCTTGTAAATCTCCAAAAATCATCTGGCCAATTGTGTATGGGGAAGCCGGGGGAACGGGTAGTAATAATAAGTTTGCCGCCTGTACGGAGAACGGAAATCATATTCTCTATGGCGGCCTTCCAATCTTGAACGTGTTCAAGAACTTCTGTACAAATTACGATATCAAATTTTTCTGTACCATATTTCTTTACAAGGTGACGAACATCACATATTTCATCGACACCTTTACCTTTGACGATATCGGTTCCAAGATACATTGCCGGCTCGTGCTTTTCCACATAATACCTTGCAGAACCGTTTACATCGAGGGAACCAACCTCAAGGATAAATTTGCCGGATATATCATCCGGTTTCAGACATTTTTCAACGAATGACAAACACGCTTGATTACACATTATAACAATAGACCGATAAGTATACCCACTCCAAGAATACCAGCATATTCTGTTATCTGATACCAGATATTGGGCTTGGACATTTTCAACTGTTTCTCGTATGCCTCACCCTGTGCTTTGACGGTATCCTGTAATGTTTGAATTGTCTGTTTGGACATATCCAATTGTTGCTGTTGCAAATCAACAATTTCCTTCATCAACTTTATCTGTTTTACCAATTCTATATTCTGGTCTTTGAGTGCCTGAACCTGCTCTTTCATAATGTTGGCTTTTTCAAGCTCAACCACTATCTTTGCTGCATTTTCTTCCGTGAAACAAATCTCTTCAGCGAAAGAAAAATTAGCGAACAGGAGGATACCCAAGATCAGTAAACCTACGCTTAGTTTCTTGGACACTTGTAGGAACTTGAACATTTTGTATCTTTGCCTCCAATTCTTTTACTTTACTACGAAGCTTCAATGCTTCTGCTTTGGATTTACTCAATTGTGTTTTATATGCTTCAATTTGAGCATCCTTGATTTGGATTTCCGCTTCGTACTGATCTCTCACTTCCTGTGACCTATCCTCAAAAATCCCCTGAAGAAGGCCCGGAACACCCCAATGTTTGACGGCATATGCTCCTCCACCTATCAAACCCACAACCGCAACAACAATAATAATTATTGTCTTGAACTTTACTATAAAATTCCACATAAAAACCTCTTACCAAAATTTCATTCGGTCAATATTCTGACCTCTGTATTTTTTCCCGTAATTATAAACTTTTATGGAGTAATCGTAATTCACTTCACAAAAACTCAGATATCCCCACTTGAACTGGACACCTCCTCTTTTACAGGCGTTTCTCATATCCACCCATTGTTCGTTTCCGGCTCTCTTATATTCCTTCTTGAGATTTCCCCATCCACCATTATACGCCTGATATGTCAACCACAATTTCTTTCCTTCACCAAAGTTCTGACGATGAAGGTATGACATATAAAATGCCTGCATCTTTATCGCATGTTCAGGATTGTACGGGTCAAGGTCATATTCACCCATCAATTTCCTGACATACTTTGTCGTTGCTGGCATAAACTGTGCGACACCCTGACCCGCATCAAATGCTGTCACCTTTGTCCTGCAACAACTTTCCTGTCTCAATTGTCCAAGTCCATACCACCACGGATATTGCAAACCAAAATACCTGATGTGTTGTGCTCTCACATCCGGTACAAAATCATCGCACCTGTCAAGTGACAATGAATTAGCTGGAAGTAGTATCAGTACCAGTATTATCAGTAATTTTAAGAGATTTTGCATCTACAACATACTCCACGGTTTTCTTTACCGACCATATTCCAAAAGAGGCGGAAAAGAACCATATCATAATATGCTGGAGAGCAAGGATACCCTGTCTGATTTCCTTGTCTATTATACCACATATTATGAGTATAAGGAAGGTAAATGTTATCAAAGCATTGATAAATCCACCTCTTATGGTCTTTTCCTTTTTGTCGAGAATATAGTCTATCATCAGCCGCCTCTTGCCCATGCGAAGATTATGATCAAATACCAACCGATAATCATCAATTTTTTATATGGGTCTGTCTCCTCGCTAAAGTCGATATATTTCCAGAGTATCTTTCTTGTAATGTGTGCGTGAAGAATACCGGCTGAAATGAACATCAACTTGCCGAGGAAAATGCTGATAAGGCCGATTTTCGGGTTATCCGAAATGAGTTCAGATGATGGAATAAAATAAAGAAGAAGAATAATAGAAAGAAGAGCCAGAGTATCAAGACCCGTTCTTTTCAGATTAAACCAGAAATTACTCCAAAAACTGAAACCATTACCATTTTCACCATTCGCCATATTTTCACCTCCTTACATATTTATTTTATTACTTTGTTCTTCATATAG